TGATGGAATATTACCTAAGAATATATCATCGTTATTTCCATTTTGGTCTATTTCACTTACACTTATTGATGTTGCTGATGCTTGAGTTGCGTTATTCCAAATTATATGTCCACTACCAGGGTCACCAGTTGTTATTGTATCTTTTGCTTGATAATTAAAGAATGTATTTGATTGTCCATCTACACCAGAAGTACCACCAGTACCATTTGTACCACTAATTCCAGATGTGCCGCTTGTTCCACTTGTACCTGAGCTACCACTAACACCAGATGTGCCTGAAGTACCTGAAGTTCCATTTGAACCATTAACACCAGAAGTTCCTGATGTGCCACTTGTACCACTGCTACCTGAAGTACCTGAAGTTCCATCAGTTCCTTTTTGTGCTAATAAACTCCAAAAAGAAGTTTGTGTAGCTGGATTCTGATTTACGTTACCAATTCCATTTATTGAAATGTATGATGAACCATTATATTCTACTATATCATTAACTAAATAAGATGTAGCACTATTCCAAACACCTTTCCAATTTAATCCTAATCCAGATGTACCGCTTGTACCAGAAGAACCAGCACTTCCACTTACACCTTGCGAACCATTTGTTCCTGATGTACCAGAAGTTCCTGAAGAGCCACCACTTCCTGCAGTTCCGTTTGTACCACTCGTGCCGCTTGTGCCCGATGTGCCACTACTACCACCTGAACCAGCAGTTCCGTTTGTTCCAGAAGTTCCTGATGTGCCACTTGTGCCCGATGAACCTCCACTACCTGCTGTACCATTTGTACCGCTTGTTCCAGAAGAGCCTCCACTACCAGCAGTTCCGTTTGTTCCAGAAGTACCTGATGTGCCGCTTGTTCCTGATGAACCATTAATTCCATTTACTCCACTAGTACCAGAAGTTCCTGATGTGCCACTTGTACCGCTTGTGCCAGAAATACCTGAAGTGCCATTACTACCATTTGCTCCGCTTGTACCCGATGTGCCAGACGTACCTGATGTAGCTGCACTATAAGATGTTCCGTTTATAATTAAATTTCCTTGAATAGAAAACGAACCAGTCACTCCACTACTACCTGTAATATATTGTGAGCCTGAGAATACGTTAGAACCAGTTGTTGCTAATCCAGATGTGTTAGCATATATGTTAGCTACTGAACCAGTTACGTTTACCGCAATTGTAGGTCCAACAAAGTTTAATGATGTAGCTGTACCTTTTGATACACCTTCATCTAATATTACAACTCCACTACCAGACAATACTAATGCATCTACCTGATTTTCTAGCATTGCAATACTGCCTGATACTGATGCTGAATCAATATTATATTGTCCTTCATCAACTAAGGAATCAATCATATCAGTATTGAATCCTCTTAATAGGGCTGGTGTAATATATCCAAAATTATTATTTGGAAAGTTACTTTGATTTTCCGCTTCTAACTGCGTTTTATTTAATTGAGACATACGTTATATCTTTGTTTTATACATTTCCAATATCAAATCCACTAGAGAATCCTCTGCTAAATGCTCCTTGCTCTTTACCAGGAGCTTGGGTATTACCAATAGATTGTCCTATTAATGCTCCACCACAACAGTCCATAGAATAAGTGTCAGCATCATCACACAAACAAGCTCTACGCTTATTATGTGGGATTGCTCTACCTCTAGTAGCTCCTAAATAAATACCACTGTTCTTTCTTTGATTCTGATTACGAGCTGGTGTTGCCATTATTGTGCTTTTGCTGGTGGATAGATTAAACCAATTCCCTGTGCTCCCATAGTCTTATCACAACATTTTTGAGAATAAGTGTTCTTATTCCTACACAAGCATCCCATTCTGTTACCTTTTCTTGGTGAACTTAATGATTGCGTTGGCTGTGGTTTCGGTTTAGGAGTAGCAACAGTTCTAAGCTTCATCTGATTTCTTTTAGATTTAACAATTAAGGGAATAAAAGTTATGAAGTTATCCTTTCCTCACTGCTTCCTTATACATTAGTTCTTCCAAGTATGCTATATCAGCCTGATAAGCTAACATTAATAAACATTTTTCCAATGGTTCTTTGGTTATTGCATCAAACCTTGTTATATCGTTTTGTGAGAGTTGGACAAGGCTTGAGTAAGATTTCCATTTTTTTCCAAAACGGATTTGATGTTCTGAGGTAGACCCGTCAATCCCGTCAAAGACTTCTGGGTATCTTTCAGCAAGTCCTTTAATAAAGTTTTCAAAAAAAAAAGTGTGCCAAAGTGAATATCCATACTAACATCCATAAAGGTATCGCCATCTATTGTGGCATCGTATGCTTTAATATCATATAACTTACCTGTTGTTTTAATTACAGGTCTATATAGAATGCTCATTATCTCAGCCCATTGTTCATTTATCTCAAAGGTTTCGTACTTTGATATATCCACATAAGCACCATAAGCCATTCTACTTAAATCAGGCTCAAACCCATACTCTACTCCACCTATTGTAATAAACTTTTGTAGTGGTAAATCTATATTATTAAAGAAGTTAATTAAATCTTGCTTAATAGCAATGTATGTATCTATGTTTAATTGCTGTATATACTCTAATGGGAACTTACATAGGTGATGAAATAAACAAGCCGTTATAGCTTCTTCTTCACCATCGTATGTTTCCAAATCTTTTCTTAGGGCTAGATACTGTCTTAGAGTTACCGCACTCCATTTAGTAGGTACTTCTATTTTTATTTCTTGTTTCATAATATTATTTTATCTTTATAATTCTCATCCAATGTATTAAACGATAACCAATAGTTTAATTTAAGCCACTTTACATCGTTAGGTTCAAATATCTTTTTACAATTAAATGCAGTTTTCTTATCCAATCCAAGTTCAAACAATCTATTTGTAAAAGCTCTTTCTGGATATGGTACATCATTCCAATTATCAAATGTAAACAATTGTATCATCTCATCAATATCTCCTTCCATAAAGAAATCAGTTACATAGCCATCGTTATGCCAAGAGTAAAAGTTAATGCAATCCTTATCAAACGTTTCTAAGAACTCTTTTGGATGAGGGCAATAGAAATCACTTCTCCACTTTAAAACTCTTTTAAATCCCATTTCTTTTGCTTTAAGGAATCCATTCAATGAAGAAACTCTTTGTAAGTTTAAATTCTTAACACCAAACTCAACCATAGGATTATAAATAACTAAATCCCATTCATCAAACAGGCTTCTATCAGTTCCTTCCCAAGTAGAATATATTGTGTGGTAACCTTTAAATCCTTCCTTAATCATTGGTAGCCATTCAGGATTAATATTTCCTTGCACTACTATGCAAATATCTTTATTCATATTATATCTTATTTGATTTCGGAGTCACACTAACTCTATCAGCAGGTACTGCCCATTGTTCAGGGTTTATTAATTCCGTATTCATTACTACCGTTTCAGTAATAGGAATTGTTTGTACCGTCTTTTCTGCTAATAGGGCTTGTACTCTAGCTTCTGCTGAATTCCTTTGTTGTATTGTAGCAGTTAAGTAAGCCTTATGCTTTCTCAATTCCTCTAATAACTCTACGTTTTTCTTCTCACTCATAGCTACATACGTTGCCATCTCCATAAAGTCCTGCTTTGTTAGGTTGTCTAAATCTACTTCGTTTTCCATATTGTTTTCTTTTTGTTTACATTTATAGCATTTTGTTTCCACATCTTATGATAATCAAAGTTTACTTGCTCCCATTCTTCTAAAGCATTATACATTGAATTTATTCTATCATCATCAGGAGTTTTATTCCATAGGATTATCATATCCCAAAACTCTTTACTAAACTTTCTTGTTACAAATTTCATATTATCTTACACTTATTATATATTTTCCAGCTGATGTGGCTTTGTTACTTAATCTCATCATACAACCATAGCGGGCTGCATCTATTAAGTGGTTATTAAAATCAATTGGTTTGTCTAATTGCTTTCCAAATCTATCAGTGCTCCACTCATACGAATAGAATTCATTGGTTAGATTCTGACAACTCTTTGGTATGTTTATCTTATAGTTCTGCATTACCTGAATACCAAAGTTAATACTATCCTTTCCCTTTACTACGGGTCTTATGTTATATCCTAACTTATACAATTCATCTATCAATCTTGGTTCTGCACTATCAGCCCATATCTCTTGTCTACCTTCTACAACTCTACTCAACATATTATCTATGTCCGATGTTGTCATTCCTTTCTCATAGCAATGCTCTAAAAGATATAGCTCATTGTTCATCTTCCATATACTACATAAAGCAGTTGGGTCAGCAGAGTATCCAAAATCCAAACCAAAACAAACAAACTCAGCCTCATCAGGCATCCACTCTATTGTATTGAATTGGAATATAGCTTTATCATTACCTACCCATTCTCCTAAACCATACACTCTCCATGCTTTTGGATTTGATGTTCTTAATTCCTCAATTGCTTTCTTAACTGTGGAATCTAAATAAGGATTGTTCTTATATGTTGTAAAGTATCTGCTACAATCACCCATTACTCTTATCCAATGATATGGAGATACAGTAGGGTTGTAACTTAATATGATTGGGCCTGTTGTACGAATTTGTAGCTGGAAGTATGATTCTTCATCTATCTCATTTGCTTCCTCTAACCATAAGGTAGTACTCTTTAGTCCTCTTAGCTTTTCAGCATCATCCGTTGATATAAATTGTATTATTGATTCGTTGTAGAATGTGTATATTCTATCTGATATGTTGAAATCGTTTTCGTTCCATACACCTATTAATTGCATCACATCCTTAAAATCCTTCATTACAGTCCTTTTAAGCGATGGTATTGTCTTACGAACAATTGTTATTATCTCTTTGTTTTCAAGCGCTTTAACGATACACCATTGAAGTAATGCGTATGTTTTACCACTACGAGTCCCTCCAATGTGATGTGTTACACGTGTTGGAGAATCTTGCTGATTGGAATAAGTTATTGTTGTATTAATTTCCAGATTCATCTAATATCTTTTGAGTTACATTGACAGTAATCTGCTCTATCCTTTGGTTCACTTCAGCTTTCACTTCGGTTCTACTCAACTTAGGGATTGTATATTCTAATAGCTTAAATGCTAATTCTAATGCAGCTTGTGGGTCTTTCTTCTTTATCTCCTC